TGCAATTCTTCCAGCTTCAGGCGGCGGTTTTTCTCGGCCCAATCGGCCTGGATTTCCAGCTTTTTCGCCGCGTTATCCTTGGCCTCCTCCAGCTCCTTCGCCATGTATTCGGCGTTGAGCTGGGCGTCCTCCTTATATTGCGCCGCCATGACCTCCTGGGCGGCTTTCAGCTGGCTGATTCGGAGCTTGGCCGCTTGGGCGTCCGCCTGGGGATTTGAGCCGGTACCACCGGCGGCGGTGGTGGCGTTGAGGGCGGCCTGCTGTTCGGCGGACAATTGCTTTTGTTGCTCGCGCAGACCGATCAGCGCCCGATTCATATCGATAAGGGCACGGGTCCGCTCATCAATATCGGACTGAGGCGCAAGGATGTCGCCGCCCGGCATCTTTTGCAGCGCCCGCATTTGGCCAAGGACGCGAGCGGCTTCGGCGGCACGGACCTCCATGGCGTCGATCTGCGCTTGCAGGCCCGCCCCAAAAGTGGCGTTCAACTGCTTTTGCAGGTTGGCCAGATATTCGGTCGCGCCGCCGAAAACCCCCTTGAGCAAATCGCGACCCCCCAGGTTGCCCAGGAAGTCCACGAAGTTGCCGAATTGGTCCTTGAGGTTGGAGAGCTTGCCGCCCACGGTATCCATCTGCTGCGCCATGGCCCCGGCGAACTGGGTTTCGCCGATCTTGCGCAGGTAGTCGGCGATGGACGCCGCGTCGTTTTTGATGGTGGTGGAAGTGCCCTGGAAGGTGAACGCGACCTTGTCGCCCTGGGCGCTGGCCTTGATGCCGAATTCCTTCAGGCGCTCGAATTCGCCGGTCGTGGCGTCGGCCACCGCTTCGATAAACTGGATGATGTCCTTGCCCATCGCGCTGGCGGTGTTGCCATAGCTGCGCAAGGAAGCTTCCGAGGCATCCAGGCCCAGCCCTTTCAGCTTGATGAACGCCTCAGTGACCTGAGATAGCTCGTAAGGGGTCTGGGTTGCGAACTGGCGGATCATCGCGCTGGCCGCGCCCGCGTTTTCGAGCGACCCCGTGACGGTGCGCAAGGAAGCGTTGAGCTTGTCGTATTCGGCCAGGATATGGGTAATCTCGCCCCCAGCCAACGCCGCAACGGCAGCGGACGCCGCGCCCGCGAGCACCATAAATTGCCCCCGCGTAACCTCCGCCGCCCGGCCCGCCGTCTCCAATCCGCCGCCCAGGCGAGCCTTGGCCGCCTCACCCGCCGTGATCGATGCCGCCCCGACCCGCTCGACCGCCCGCTCGGCCTCGCCCGCCGCCGCTTTCGCGGAGGTGGCATCGCCGGTGATTTTGAGTCCAAGGCGAAAATCGGTCATCGTCGCTGCTGCTCTTTAATGGTCTTCAAATAGGCGTTTTCGGCGGTTTGGAACAACGCCCAGAGGTCCGGGGTGACTTTGATTCCGGCGCTCCGGGCGTGGGCGCGAACGCCGGGATAATCGAACCCCGCCGGCAGGCTGATGAGGTTACCCTGGACGCCCACCGTGACGTGGCGGAGTTGGGTCAGGCTCCCGACAAACAACTCCCAGGCCGGAACGACCGCCGGATAAAGCGAGGGGCGTGGACACTCGGCGCACGCCCCTTGGGTATCGGCCCGGCACGCCTGCCGGCAATAATCCGCGCCGCCCGGCTCAACCAGCCACCGGACGGCCTCGATCAGTTTTTTCGGAGGTGCGCCCCCTGGATCAACTCCAACCAGCCCCGCTCGATGGCGTGATTCGCGGCCAGATGGCCCAGGACCAAATCGCGATTTTCCGGGCTGAACGGGAGCGGGTTGCCGTCGGCATCGGCGATATTTTCCCAGCCGACGACGCTGTCGTCCTTTTTGGTCTTGCGCCAATCGGCCTCGAACCGATATCGGATTTTGATCTCGGTCTCGACGATCTGGCCGGTGACCTCGTCGCGCTCGCGCACGGTGACGGGCCAGAGGATTTCGGTGGGTTTGGAGATGAGTTTGAGCATGGCGGCTAGGCAGTCATTGATGAGGCGTTAATCTGGTTCTTGACGGTAACGCGGATTGCCTCGGAACCCGCCGAGGCGTAATAGGCGTGGAAGTTGAGCGTGATCAGCACGCCCTTCGGACCCCGCACCGGCGGCGTCACCGGCTCGTAAACCAAAGTCGGCATGTAGAATGAAACGTACTCGTTGCCCGCCGTGCCCGCGCCGGTCCCGCGTTGAAGAATGAACTTCAGCGAGGATTCGGTGCCATTGAGCGATTTGTTCATCAGGGTTTCGTCGGCGAACAACGCGGTGATCGTGCCGGAGATTTTGCACAGCCCCTCGGGTAATTCGGCCCGTTTGCCGTCCCCGGCGATGGTGTAGCTGGCGGTATCCAGATCATTATTGATTGTGAGCTTCGCGGTGGTGACCGTCGCGATGGTGGAGCCGCCCTCCTGGATCGTGCCGTTGAACGCCGAGAATGGCGCATGCCCATAATCCGCCGGGGTATCGTCGAGGCTGGTATCGTCCGGCACCACCTCGCGACCCTGGAGGTTGGCGGTCATCATGACCGGCCCCTCGGTGGGAATGTCGATGTCGAGACTATTGATCCGACAGCCCTTGTATGCCGCATAGCGGTTGGTCAGCAACTCGCCGTAATCCATTTCGAACGTCAGGCCAGCGGGCAGGCTCGGGCCAGGCGTAATGACGTGGGTGTAGACCATCGAGGCGACGGCGGTCCCAGCGTCCAAGGTCACCGTGGGCGCAGCCTGATACCCGGAGCCGGGCTCGGTGATCGTGACTACGCCGCCCGAGATGGTGCCGGTAGCCGTGGTACCCGATGGTGGAGCCGAGAATGTGACCGTGGTGGCACTAGACGCGCCGGTCGTGGTTACCGAACTGACCGCGCCAGATGTAGTGATCTCGCCGAGCGCGTGATAGAGCAACTTGGTCGCGGCGCGATTGGAAAACTCGACCGCGACCGGACCGGAAACATCCTCGTTGCCATCCATCGGCGCTTTACGTGTCCGTTCGGCGGTGATCGTGTTCGAGTCGATCAGGTTGCGACGGCTCGATAATCCAAACGAAGTGAAATGCAGCACGTGGCCGTTGGTGCCGGGCGTGCCGTAGCTGGTTTCCTTTAAAAACTGGGCGGCGGTTTGCGAACCCCTGACTTGTCCCATAAATCAATCCTCCACTTTGAGAAAGCCGCGCCCCATGAGCTTGGCGGCGGTTTGAGCATCGACCTCGTAGGTTTGGTCGGCCCGGTATTTGCCCATCCGCACAATGCCCGCTTCCGGGGGTAGGCGGATTTTCAGCGGCGCGGGCGGCGCAGGAGCGGGGGCGGGCAGAACCGCTGGGGCCGGTGGAGTTTGGTCCAGGATGTCGGCGATGGTTTGCCGGGCGGCGGCCACCGCCGCCGGGAAGTCGTCGGTGCCGATGGCATCGATAACATCGGGAGCCGGGCTATCCGGCGCTTCGGGTTTGTCGAGCTTCTTCGCCATGGGTTAGGCCTCACTGGAAATGGGGCGGATGAGCGTATACATCTCCCGCCAGATAAAAAGATTGCCGCGCTGATCGATCATCTGCCCCCCGGCATAGGCGAGGCTGTCGCCATCAGCCACCGGGGGCCAGCCGAGCAATGCGGCCTGGATCGCATCGCACAGCGCTTCGTTTTCGTCGGCGCTGTCCGCGCCGTATGCCGTGCGGACGTTTTTCGTGGCCACGAACACCGCGTAGGTCTCATGTACATCCTGGTGCTTGGCTCGCCCACAGGTTTGGTTTTCGCCGGGCTTGCGCACCAAGCGCACCACGTAGACGCCCTGATCGACCATCGCCGTGTCCGAAAGCGCGGTGTAGCTGGCTGCGCCCTTCACTTCGCGGGCGTCCGCGACCTGATCCCGAATACGGGCCTCAATCAGGCTTCTAATGGTCATTACAGCCCCCTTTTGTGCTTTATATAAAAGCGTTGTCGGAGCGCCCAAAAACGTGGCCGCCAGACTCGATATAGGCTTCGCCGCCGGTGGGCTCGGGCTCCTGTCCGGCTTGATCGATGCCGATGGAGATTTCGCCCCGACCAATGGCCCGGACGAGCTTCTCGGCATCGTCGCGATCCTTCACGATGCGGTCGGTCACCGCGTCGCCGTGCAACTCGTAGCGCACCAACTTGAGCGCGGCGGCTTGCAACACCCTGGGCACGCTGGCGAACGGGAGCGAATAACGCGGGGCAAGATGGGCCTCGATCAACGCGGTCGGCTCTTCGTTCGCCGAATCGAACACGGCCTCGTCGATCTCGCCGGTCCGCTCGCGGTCGGTGCGCTCAAGCAACTCCTCCTGGCCGTAGCGGGCGATGTAGTCGGCGGCGGTGCAGTAGGCCACGGGTCAATCCTCGGTTTTGGGCTTGGGTTTGCGTCTGGAAGCCGCCGGGACGGCTGGAACCGCCCCGGTTTCTCCACCGGCGTCTTGCGCCGGATCCGCCATGCCCAAGGTGGATTCTGATTCCGGGGCGGACGCATCCGCCCCGTTCCCGGCATCGGCGGTCCCCTCCGCCGCGCCGCCCGTCACAGCATCCGTGCCAATGGTCTCCGGCCCTCCTGGGCCTTCGCTTGAGTTCACTTCTTCTTGGGAGGTTTCGGGCTGGGGTTCTTCGGTTTGCATGCCATCGGTTTCTTCCTCATCATCGAGAACTTCCACTTGGCCGGCCCAATCTTTGGGAGCGTTTCCCACCCACAGGACTTCGCCGCGCTTGAATTCAAGCGTGGATTCGGCGGCTACCAAATATCCGTCCCGCCAATCATCGATCACAGTGACCAAATGCTGGCGGCGCTGATACTGGAGTAGACCCAGCACAAGATGCTCGCCAGCAGGAACCCGAACGGTAGTGAGGGTGCGGATGCGCATGGGGCTACACCAACTGGTTGAGGACCGCGCCCTGCCAGCGGCCATAGCCGACGTTGCGCCAAGTATCGAGACCCAATTGGATCGCGTCGTTGTCGAACGCGAACTCGCTGTTCTCGTCCTTGACCTTGAGCGTCGGCGTGGTCTCTTCCTGGCGGATCAGCGGCTTGATGCTGCCGTCGGTCCTGAACGTCGCGAATTTGTCGGTCCAGCCCGCCGTGGTCAGGCGAGGGTTCACCGCGAGCTGGATCGACATGCCATCGACCGAGAACGTCGAGGGGCCGGACACGCGGGCCATACTCAGCCCCGACCGCGCCGCGTCGCTCAGGCCGACCGGGACCATGACCAGGAACGCGGCGGCGGTCTCGTTGAGCGGCTCGCCCACGTCATCCACGTAGGTGTGCAATTTGGAGATGGACTCCAAAATGGCCTGCTGCATCTCCTCGGGACTGGGCTTGGTCGTGCTGCCGTGGGCGGTGGCGGGCAACGCCGAAATATCGGTGGTGATGCTGTTCGACTGGCTGCCGCTCACTCCTTCGCTATGATCGGTATCGAAGAAATACTGGCCGTCGTAGCAGGTGCTGGACTCGCCATTGACGATCAGCGTGCTGAGCAGGCTGGCGAAATGGGTCTGGGCGCGGGTGGCGAACTCGGACATGCGGGCGCGGAGCTGGCCGGTCTTATCGCGGCGCAGATCGCGCAGCAGAATTTCGAGGGTGGCCTCGAAATGCCGGTTTTTGATCTCGATGCCGTTGCCGGTGAATCCCTTCGCCTGCCGACCGCCGATCCACTCGCGCAAGGCAGGCGGCATCCCCAGCCAGACGTATTCCTCGCTGGGCTGGTCGGAGGTGAAATAGTTGGAAACCGCGTCGATCCA